TTATAGATGTTCATTTGTATCTAATATTCCCTTTAACTACCAATGAACTTGGTAAGTTGTTTGTATCTAAGTTAGGGGTGCTGTTAATCCATAAATCCCCACCTACTTTTAAGTTATCAGGAAGTGATGTTATTTTTGTACCACTAAGGCCTAAATACCCTTGAACGGTTAAATTATCAGGCAATGACCGAATTGGTGTATCATTGAGGTCTAAATCCCCGATAACTTTAGTTACTTCTTTTCCTTGGAGTATTAGTTCTTTTGCTTCGTCGCCAAAAACCCAATCTCTATCTGTATAACCGATTAACTCATCTGGATTAGAATGGAATTTATAGATGTTCATTACGTCAATCTATTCCAAATCTTCTGTAGCATTGGGTACATGTCACTGTACCTTACCTTACCCGTGCGCATTTGTAGCATTAACCAACGTAGATTACGTATCTTATCAAATGATGTCATTTCATCATATCTACGTAACTGACGTCTTGCACGTTGATGGTCTGATGTCCAACCTTTAATTGTCCTCATCATCAACAAGAATAACTGATGGTAATCATCTTCATCAACTCTACCACCTGACATATCTCTTAATATACGTTTAATACGTAACTCTGGTATGGTGATATCGTAGCGTGTTATTATTTTATCTGAATATTTCTCTTGATGTAGTAGTAACACAATCGCATTGTACATGTCAGGTTGAGTTGTTCTAAATCCTTTGAATCCTGGTTGACTCATCATACGCCTAGCATATGCCATTGCACTCGCTCTATCCTCGTGCCAAATAAAATTAAGTGCAAAAAACATATTGACTAGCAACAATCCTAACTCATCTGCTTTTGTACCGTCAACAAGATTTAAGTTCTTAAAAACTCTTGCTTCTTTTAATTCACCAAAAAATTCAAATTTACTCATATTCTTTAAACCAATCTTGTGTCTCACTTCTATGTAAAAATTCTAATGTACGTGAACCTGTTTGACCAACACGCATCGGAACATTTCTTCCACGCATATTTTCCAATCTCCCTGCACTATCATACGCAGATTCACCATTTAACTTAACTTGATGGTCAGAACCATCAATATCCTTGAACCATTCTCCATTGAACTTAACCCATACTGTTTCGTCATTTGAAAGTACATAACGCACAGGAACAATCCTACCTGGTTGTAACATATCAGGTGGTAAGTAATCACCATAATCAACTATCTGTTTTTCTTCAGTCGGTTTCAGCAAACTCAACGTAGTTAGTTTAGTCATGTACTTTAAAGCAATACCTGTGTTGGATTGGTCGGTATTTGACAAATCCACTAATTGCTGTATTGCTTTATCGGATAAACTACTAGGAGTTGTATTCATTTCTGAATAAACTAATTGCTGTAGCAAATGTGTTAACGTGGTTTGGTTGTCGGGTTGCTTTAACTGTCCTATTTTACTATTCCAATTAGCGAGCCATTCCTTTGCTTTGCTTCTGATGCGTGAATCTCGGAATCCACGGGCAATAGCATCATTGATTCCCATTGCACTAAGTTGGGCACCAACTGAACTCAAATATGTGTCAGCATCTTCATGCAGAACTTCATTTACTTTCATTGATTTTTTTTAAACTACGTTGGAATTTACGACCATCTCTAGTTCGTATTGAATTTAAAAACTTACGAGTTAGGTTATCCGCTTCTTCTTCTGAGTACGCTTCATTAACAAGGTCTAAAAGACGACCTGCGCTCTCGATTAGGTTGTTTGCACGACTATTAATAACATGTATTTTGTCTCTTTCAATATGTAAATCTTCTAGTTCTTCTAGAATACTTCGTGTTCGGTTTTGCATGATGCAACCTATTAATGTTTAATGTATTTATCAGCCATTTATCTTTTTCATTAACTTTTTCATATCAGATGAATGAATTTCAGTATCGCCTGCCGCTATCTTGGGTACTGCAGAAGTGTCGATTGTAGATGGCGCTCCTAGTTTAATCTTACTCATAATCTCACTTGATTTGGCATTAGTGGAATCACTTGTCGTGCCATTGGAATTATCACTTGTAATACGTAATGTTTTCGTATCGAACAACAAATCGACACTTTGCCCAACACCTGCACTAGAACGAGTTTTCATCAATTGCAATTGGTATCTTCCCTGTTCGCGTAATGAAGCGGTAGTGTAAATAGCAAACACATTATCAGCAGTATTGATTTTGGAAATACCACCAGCAATGTGACTATGGTCAAACACAGATTCATCAACAGCAGTTCTATTCAACTGAGAAGCGGTTACCATTACAATATCCAATTCCTTTGCTAAGTTACGTAATTCCTCCGATACGTACTTGTCCTTGATGTATTGGTCACTGGGATTAACCATCACACTTACAGGCATTAACAAATCTAGGTAGTCAATACACATACACTCAATCTTTATGTTCTTTTGAACTTCAAGTTCTTTAACATATGACCTAATGTCATTGATTGTACTCTGTGCAGGTAGGTATTTAATACGCATAGTTCCTGCACTTCTAGATGCCATTCTGACCTTTAATGCAACCTCGTCTATTTCCTTGAATATGTTACTAGATGCAGTGTCTGTCATCATTGAGTCAATTCTCATACTTGATAACCCCTCACTTAATTCCAATGTGACAAATAAGCAATTTTTTCCTTCTCTAACCCAATTGACGATTAAATTCTGCATAAACAATGACTTACCTGAACCTGACCCACCTGCGAATATTTGTAGTTCACCACGATTGAAGCCACCGTACAATTTTTTATCTAGAACTTCCCAACCCGTGCTAATCTGACCATTATTGTCCTTAATGGCAAGTAATCTTGCTTTTGGGTCTTCAAAATAATCAGTACCCATATCCTTCGTTAAACTAATTTGCACAGCATCTTTGATGAGTTTCTCAACAGGGTCAAAATCTCCCTTTTCGAGTAAGTCAGCACTTTCTAAAATAGCACGTTCTAACTCTTGTCGACGAGTGAACGTTTCGAATTCATCAAAGAACCATTCATAATGACCCTCGCTCATGTCAGTTGGTTCGATTAACTTAGTATTGGTTACTGCATTTATTTGGGCGAATGACGGCAACACACCATGTTCATCTGAATGCTCGACAATCATAGTGGCGGCATCATGCAATGATTCATCAAAGTTCTCTACATTGTAGATGTTTTGAACACGTAGGAAACTCTGAGGTTCATTTAACATCATTTCTAAAAAAAACTTCTGAACATCTCTATTGTAATCTTTCAATCTTCTTCCTTAATTTATTCTGCCTTGGTACAATTTGTGGCTTTATCCTAACAACGTTATTTACAATTTCCATCAATGTTCTAATCTTACCGTTTTTAATCACAGCATCATTAACATCCTTTACATCATCATCCCACGGTGGGAAACTCACGCTGAAACCATGTTTGATTGCATCATCTATCAATTTCAACCCTGGTTTATCATGGTCAGGAACAACAATAATCTTTTTATGTAATTGATTCAATTGCTGTGCTTGCATGTCACTAATTTTATTATGCATAACTGCGAATCCATCGATGCTTATGGCATCAAAAATCCCCTCGACAACTATAGCATATTCCCATTTATCACTCTGTAAATCCAACCCGAATATATAACCCTGTTGTTGTTCGTTTAGGTACTTGGGTTTATGATTATCTAAAAATCTAGAGGTGTGCCCAACATTCTTGCCATTATTGGTATATGGGATTATTATTCGATTTTTATTTCTGAACTTATCATCAGGAGTAATCATAAAGTTATATTGGTCGTACGATAACCCCCTGCCATACAAGTAGTCAACAAACTTTGTGTCATTTTTAGATATTAATCTAGCACCATCGGGTAATTTAACTTCATCAAATTCTACGTTAGTCACAGTTGCATCACTGCCTTCACTAATCATGTCAGGAATGCTCTTATACCGAAAGCTATCTAGTCGCAATTGATTGATATCACCAACACCGACGCCCAACCATGTAAGAAGTTTTTCTGCTTTAATACCAATAGGCTTACCCAATGTGAACCCTGTCTTAAAGTTGCAGTTGAAACAATGATATGACCAATCACAATCATTACTCATCAACAATCCACCCCTGCCACGTTTATCCTGTGACTCACCATTATGAGTGCAACAAACCGCATTAAACGAAATCCAACCACTCTCGGATTGCTTACGTTTGTGAGGCAAAAATGATAATATATCTAACATATCACATATTATATTGTACTACGTGAGATTGAGATATGACACTTTGTCCTAAAGGTACAAAACGGTCGAAATAAGGATAGGCTCTGAAACGTATACATGAGAGCCAAACATGTCATGCAAAGGTAATA